AGGTGTCGGCTTCGTTTAAGTCCGGCGATGTTGCCAGAGCGGATGCAGCATTGCGCGCTGCCACTAACGGTCACCTTGGGGTAAAGCCCGCTGCGGTGCCGGATGATGTGGCGAAGGATGCTATCCCGGCAGGTTGGGTTTTCTATTCCGCCGACGCGTCGATTCAGTCTAGCGACCCGCGCCGTCCGATTGGTGTAATGCTCAAGCGTGACATTGATGGCGTCCAGTGGTGGTTGCAACTGACCGAGGAAGAAAAGGAACGCACGCAACTGTACTCGTCAGGCGCCGGCATGACGCTGGAACTTGCAATACAGAACGCAGTCGCCGCCATCCTCGCCGCCAAGGAGAACAAGCCATGAGCACTCAAACCGAACTGCTGCGGGAGGCTGTGGAGACGTTGCGCGGAATGGTAGACGCCAACGCCGCCAAGTGGGACATGCCGCACGACGAGTTCTGCACGGAATACATGGCATGGTCAAAGAATCGTGCCCGCGCCTTCCTCGCCAAGATCGACGCGGAGAAAGGGGATGGGAGGGCTGAGTCTGAGTTTCAAGTTATCTCAGGAGACGAAGAAGATGCGTGCATTGAGGCCGCAACCAGTGGCCCGCGTGATGTTGCGTTACGCGAGGCGATGCGATACGCGCATCAGTACGCAGAGGATGGCCCTGTGAAGGTTGTCGAGTTAGTCACAGTCGCCATGCTCCCCGCCTCCGGGCGGCAGGATGGTGCGAGGTGACTAATTACGCCACACGAATCAGGCGCGAACTTGTGCTGAACTCTTTTAAGCACAGCGACAGGACGAAACGGAAACTGTCGCGTTACGTTGCCCGCGCATTGTTCGGCAGCAAACTGGTGCAGCCTTGCCACGCTCGGTACTTGAAAGCGGCGCGCCATGCGTTCAGGTCAGACGATGAAGCCGCCCGCCGGCAGGAGAGTGAGTGATGGCCGATATGATGCCCGCCGACCAAGCCGCGAAGGTGCTGCGGGAACACAACGCATGGCGGCGCAGAGGAAGCATGGACAGGATGCCTCACAGCGCACAAACAATCGGCCACGCCATCGACGCCGCCGTCGCCGCGCTGGAACACCAACCGAAGCCCGCCTACTGCTGCGCCAAGTGCGGGCTTGCCGAGATGCACCCCCGCGAGCGCGCCCTGCACCAGGATGCCAAGCGCGGGAACTTTCGGCAGGAGGACGACGGGGCATGAAAACGCAAAACCATGACCGATTAGGTGATAAAATGACTTTCCGAGCCGTTCTGACTGGCTGCTGGATGGCTGCTGTAGTGATCATCCTCGTTGGGGTGTCATACCTTCACGCCGCGGGCAAGCTTCAGTGGCTACCCGTTGTTGTGAAGTTCGCTCTGGCGGTAAGCGTTCCCATCATCGGCTTCTCCGTTGGCCTTGCGATAGACCGGAGGTTCCGCCATGAAGAGTACTGATGCGACCAAGCGCCGCCGACGGCTGCTGGCCATCCGCAAGAGCGAGGATCTGACCAACGTCGGGATCGCGGAACTGGCAGGGGCAAAACTCAAGACCGTGGAGTCTTGGCTCTCCACGCCAGGGACGGCATCGCACCGCCCGCTGCCGGCGAACCGGCTGGAGTTGATCGAGCTGCGGCTGAAAATCCAACAACAAAAAGAGACTGCGCCATGACCCTCAAGCCATCCCACCGCCACCGCATCGCCAAAGCCATCGGCCTGCACCCTGACCGCATCGCCATCGGCACCGACGGTGAGGTATACATCGACGACCGCAAGGTACAGCCCGGCACCACCGAGGCCGACGCCATCGCCCACATCACCCGCAAAGGCCGCCCACCCTAGCCCGGACAAGTCCTATCCGTCAGACTCACTCACGATCAGCACGCACACGTCACCAGCCAGCCCGGCGGCGCATCGGCGTACATCCGTGGTCTGGTACAGAGCCACATGCCATGACAACCAGCGCCATCGATAACTCTCACCACAACCCCCGGAGGGCGGATGAGCCAGCCAAAGATCGAAATCAACATGCTGTTCGGCCAAGTTAAACTAGACTCATGGTTTGACTTTCAGCCATCACCAGACGGCGGGTTCAAGATGGTCGGTATGGGCCGTAAGCGGGTCTACGATCAGGACGGCAGGATTACCGAGGACACGACAGAGCCAACAGGGCTTGTAGGATGGTCGCCGCATGACATGGCGAAGCCCATGCCGGAACGCCGCAAGTCTTGGCTTGAGAGGTTGTTTGCATGACCTTGACCGCCAGCCACCAACCGCCGACGATGGGCGCAACCCGGTAGGCCGGAGCGTTTTACAAACATGGGAAAACGAGAATCAGGCGCAATTGGAGGCGGAAAGGCTGGCCCAGGTCGGCCTAAAGGGCTGCCTAACAAGGCGACTGTTGAGTTCCGCGTGACAGTCCAGAAGTTGCTGGACGACAACCGCGAGAACGTCGGGCGATGGCTCACGCTTGTCGCAGAAGGTGACGGCAGCGAGAATGCCAAGCCAGACCCCGGCCGTGCGCTTGACCTCATGGCCAAACTGGCCGAGTTCGCAGCCCCCAAACTGGCCCGCACCGAACTGGTAGGCGATGGTGGCGGCCCTGTTCGCGTTGTCGCAACGCCGGCAGACCAAAACCTTTGAAACTAACCGACCGCCAACAGGCCGCGCAGACGGTCTGCGCTGGTAACGCCACCCACGTCATGTTGTGGGGCGGGTCACGGTCTGGAAAGACGTTCCTGCATACCCGCAACGTCGTCATGCGGGCACTGAAGGCTCCAGGCTCTCGGCATGGGATATTTCGGTTCCGGCTGAACCACCTCAAGGCGTCTGTATTTCTGGACACCTTCCCAAAGGTCATGCGGCTGGCGTTTCCTGGCGTCGAATGGACTCCGCACACGCAGGAGATGTTCGTAGACCTGCCGAACCAGTCACAGATATGGTTTGCCGGCCTTGACGACAAAGACCGCACCGAGAAGATTCTCGGCATGGAATTCGCCACCTTGTACTTCAACGAGTGCAGCCAGATACCGCTAGGGTCAGTCAATACGGCACTGACCCGCCTGGCGCAACTGGCACAGCAGGACGTTGAAGGCGCGCAGCCGTCGCCTCTGAAGCTGCGGGCTTACTACGACTGCAACCCGCCAGCTAAAAGCCACTGGACATACCGGCTATTTATCGAAAAGCGCGACCCGGAAACCCGCCTGCCAATCCGTAACCCGGCGGACTACGACTCTTTCCAGATCAACCCGACAGACAACATGGCGAACCTGTCGCCGGAGTACCTGAAGCAACTTGAAAACCTGCCGGCCCGCATGAGGGCGCGATTCCTTGAAGGCCGGTTTGCCGACGCCAACCCGAACGCTCTGTTCCCGGAGGAACACATCGACAAATGGAGGGCTATGGATGGCGCGCCGGCAGGCATGGTGCGCGTTGTGGTGTCCGTTGACCCGTCAGGCGCAGACGATGCGGACAACGCGGACAACGACGAAATCGGCATCATGGTCGTCGGGCTGGCGCAGGATGGAAACGCCTATGTACTAGAGGACTGCACAGTCAAGGCAGGCCCGGCGACATGGGGGCGCATCGCAACATCGGCATTCGACCGCCATGCGGCTGACTGCGTGGTCGGGGAGACGAACTACGGCGGGGCGATGGTGCAGCAGACAATCCAGGTAGCCCGTCCACGCACGCCATTCCGCAAGGTCACCGCATCCCGTGGCAAGCATGTCAGGGCCGAGCCTTTCAGCGCCCTGTATGAGGCCGGTAAGGTGCGCCATGTAGGCGTGTTCCCCGAGCTGGAAGAGGAACTGGCGGGATTCTCAACGACCGGCTACACCGGAAGCCGAAGCCCAAACCGCGCAGATGCGCTAATATGGGCATTGTCGGAACTGTTCCCTGCTATCGTGCGGCCTACGACCAAGCCGGATATCGTAACGCCACGCCCAACCGTAAACAGGTGGTAAGCCATGCCGCGTGAGTCAAAATCAGACCGCCTAATCCGCATCCATCAGGAGGCGCGGCAGGAGTTCGACGATATCCAATCGGCCCTGCGCGAAGAACGCCTGCAATGCTTACAGGATAGGCGGTTTGGGACTATCGTCGGGGCGCAGTGGGAAGGCGACCTAGCGGCGCAGTTCGAGAACAAGCCTAAGTTCGAGGTGAACAAGGGCCAACTTGCTGCTGTACGCATTACCAATGAATACCGGAACAACCGTATCACGGTCGATTTCGTCAGCCGCGACGGCGCGAAGGATGACGACTTCGCGGACGCCTGCGATGGCCTGTACCGGGCCGATGAGCAGGACAGCGTGGCCGATGAAGCCTACGACAACGCCTTCGATGAGGCGCTGTACGGCGGCTTTGGCGCCTGGCGTTTGCGCACGAAGTACGAAAACGAGGAAGACGACGAGGACGAAAGCCAGCGCGTCTGTATCGAGCCGATCTTTGATGCTGATTCGTCGGTGTTCTTCGACCTGAACGCCAAGCGGCAGGACAAGTCAGACGCCAAGCGCGCCTTTGTGCTGACGGCCTATGCCTCGCAGGTCTACAAATCGGTGTGGGATGATGACCCGGCAACGTGGCCGAAGGACATCAGCCAATCTCAATTCGACTGGAACACGCCTGACGTTGTGTATGTGGCCGAGTATTACCGCGTTGAAGAACGCAAGATCACGGTCTACGAATACAAGAGCATCACCGACGACGAAGAATACCTGACCTCGGACGATTTCGACGAGGACGAGAACGCCGACTCCGAGCTGTTGGCGCGTGGCTTCAAGCGCACCGAGGAAAAAAAGCGCCGCGTTCG